GGCAATAAAATGGCTTCATTGCCGCTTCTCGTCCTTGCTGCTGCGGTCAATGCTCAACTCAACATTGTTCCTTCTGTACATCCTGAAGTGTGTGTGCTTTATGCTGATGACCATCAATCTGATGCGAATAAGTTTAATGGTAATTTTACTCAAATATTCCATTCATATAACTCAATAACGCTATCATTCATGAGCTATTCTTCTTCATCTTATGATGTAATTGACATAATGTCTAGATATGATCTCAGTTCTTGTAGTATATTAGCTATCGATGTATTTGACGCCTCTATGGATTTTAATGTTTTCCTTCAGTCCACTAACAATTGTTCAAAATATAACGCTAATAAGATTCACCATATCAAATTGCCTCGTGGAGAAGAGTGGTTTTCATATTCAAAGAATCTAAAGTTTTGTCCTTTGTCCGATTCTTTAATAGGAATGTATTGTGATACTCAACTTTCTGATACATACTTCGAAATATCCACTGGCGGAACGTACGAAGTTACAGACGTACCTGAATTCACTCAGATGGGATACACATTCCATTCAAGTGAGGATTTTTATTTGTGCCACAGAATTTCTAGTGAAGCTTGGTTGAACTATCATTTATTTTATAGAGATTATGATGTATCTGGAGTCATAAGTAAACAAATAAACTGGGGAAATGTATGGTCGGGTTTTAAAACCTTTGCGCAAGTTTTATACAAAATATTAGATCTATTTTTTAACAGTAAGAGAAACGTTGAACCGCGTGCATAAAGAGGACTAGGTGAAAGGGAGGGAACCAAACGACTAGCCGAAGCTGTAAAAACCC